GAATACGTCAGGAGGGCTAGTCCGTGCCCACCTCACCCGCCGCTTGGGAAGCCGCCGCCGTGGCACTACGGCGCATCTACGCCGACGCGGAGACGCACCTGCTTGAGCGCATCGCCCGACGCCTGGAGCGCGGCATCGACGATGATCCGTATTGGGCGGAGGAGAAGCTACAGGAGGTGCGCTACGTCCAGCGTGAGATCGAGGAACTTGTCACCCGCCTGGAAAGAGAGTCGCGGCGCGAGATCGAGACTGCGGTCGTCGAGGCATACGAGGGCGGCGCANNNGAGGCGGCGCGTGATATCGCGGAGGTGGTGGATCGCCCCGTACGCCAGATCGTCCGTGTGACGAGTCGCGGGGCAGTAGAGAGCCTGGTAGCTGAGGCGGTCACCCGTATGCAGTCGACGCACTTGCGCATCCTGCGTGTTGCCGACGACATCTACCGCCGCACGATTGCGGAGGCGACGGCGCGGGCGGCGACCGGAGCGATGACGCGGCGCGAGGCGGCGCAGATGGCGCTGAACCGTTTTGCCGACATGGGCATCACGGGATTCCGTGACCGGGCGGGAAGGAACTGGGACATTGCCTCGTATGCGGAAATGGCGACCCGCAGCGCTACAGGGCGGGCGGCGATCCAGGGGCACGTGGACCGGCTGCAGTCCAATGGGTACGATCTGGTGATCGTGAGCGATTCGCCGGATGAATGTTCGCTTTGCCGCCCCTGGGAAGGGCGTGTACTGTCGCTCTCGGGTGTCACTCCCGGATACCCAACGCTGGCGGAGGCGCAGGCCGATGGCCTTTTTCACCCGAACTGCACCCACAGTGTAAGCGCGTACCTTCCTGGCGTCACGGAGCGGCCCCGTCGGGCGCAGCTGGAGAACCCCGAGGGGTACGAAATCCGCCAGCAACAGCGCTACAATGAACGCATGATACGCAAATGGAAGCGGCGGGAAGCGGCGGCGATCACGGATGAAGAACGTGAGTTCGCCCGTCGCAAAGTGCGCGAATGGCAGGCGATTCAGCGGAAGCACCTGGCACTGTCCGGGCGCGAATTCCAGCGCGATTACGCCAGGGANTCGATTACGCGGGCGAGGTGAGGATCATGTCGGACGCAGTCTCAATCGCCGTCGGGGTCGTCGGGGCGGGAGCTCTTATCACGATCACCGCCTGCATCGTCGCGGGCGTCGTCATTTGGCTCTCGCGGCGAAAAATCTAGCACCTTCGCCCGCCTAATCCGCGGCTCCGTCCCCGGCTTAATCGGCACCTCGCCGATGCGCTTGTCGCCCACGTACACGACGAGCCATGGGCCGTCGTCGCGATGCTCGACATCGTATCGCAGACCGACGCCGAAGCGGACGCCAGCAGGCGGATCGGGCGGCGGGAAGTGGCCGCGGATGATGTTGTCGCGCCTATGATGATCGCCCATACGTCTAGTGTAGCACATCGCCGCGAAGGAGGTGTCGCCACAATGCCAGTCGAGAGGTGCCAACGCGACGGTAAACCGGGGTATCGTTGGGGTAAGACTGGCTATTGTTAGCTACACCTACGAACCCGGCGATGAGGCTGGGCGACGCACAGCGCGGGCGCTAGCGGANCGTCAGGGGCGAGCGATTGAGGCGAGACGGAGGCAGCGAGACAGACGATGACCGCCCTATGGGGCGGTTTTTCTATGCCCTACGTCATGGCACAAAACTGACGGACAACGCCGACGGGCGTAAAACGGTTTGGAGGGATTGACTGTGAGCGAAGAGATGAAGGAAACGATGATGCCCGACGCCGGGGTGCAAGACGGCGGTAATNTGAACGACAGCGGGCAAGCGACCGCTGGGCAAGACGCGCCGAAGAGCGACGTCAAGACGATCACGCAGGAGGAGCTTGACCGCATCATTCAGCAGCGGCTCCAGCGTGAGCGGAAAAAGTGGGAGCAGCAGATCGAGGAGGAGCGCCGCAAGGCGGCCATGACTGAAGCCGAGCGTCTCAAGGCTGAGAAAGAGGAGGCCGANCGNNNGGCGCAGGAGGCTCAGGCCGCGGCCCATCGTCGCATCATCCAGGCCGAGGCTAAAGCGCAGGCTTTGGCTCTGGGCGTGAGGCCCGAGCGCATCGAGTATGCGCTACGTCTCGCTGATTTGTCGGAAGTTGATGTCGGCGACGACGGTGAGCCGGATGTCGCGGCGATCAAAGCGGCGCTCGAAAAGGTGCTCAACGACCTGCCGGAACTTCGGGGCGCGACCGCCCCGGCAAAAAGCGGCTCCGAATTCCAGGGTGGCGGTACGGTTGACCGCAATCCGTGGAGCAAGGAGCATTTCAACTTAACCGAACAGGGCCGCATCATGCGAGAGAATCCGCAGCTAGCGGCCAGGCTGATGAAAGAAGCGAAAGCGAAAAGGAGTTGATAGTTGATGGCGACGAAGATCGCTGACGTTATCGTCCCTGAGGTGTTTAACCCTTACGTCATTCAGCGGAGCATGGAGCTTTCGGCCCTTTACCAGTCGGGCATCGTGGCGAACACCAGCGAATTCGACCGCCTCGCCAACAGCGGCGGCACGCTCGTGCACATGCCCTACTGGGAGGACCTGACGGGCGACGATGAGGTGCTCTCGGACCAGGCGGCGCTCACGCCGGGCAAGATCACCGCGGGACAGGACGTGGCTCGCAGGCAGGCCCGTGGTCGCGCCTGGGGCGTCAACGACCTTGCGCACCTGCTCGCGGGCGATGATCCCATGCGGGCTATCGGTGACCTTGTGGCCGAGTACTGGGCGCGCCGTTTCCAGCGCATCCTCCTGGCGACGCTGGAGGGCGTCTTTGCCAGCCCGTCGATGGCCGACAACGTGCACGACATCACGGGCGAGGCGGGAGACGCGGGCCTCATCAACGGGTCGACGTTCATCGACGCGACGCAGAAACTCGGTGACGCCAAGGGCCAGCTCACGGGCATCGTGATGCACTCGGCCACGGAGGCGTATCTGGCCAAACAACAGCTCATCGAGTACGTCCAGGAGGCCGATGAGTCTGACCGCGTGCCGACCTACATGGGCAAGCGCGTGATCGTGGACGACGGCCTGCCNTTCGACACCGCCACCAAGGAGACGACGACCTACATCTTCGGCCCCGGCGCTATCGCCCTNGGCAACGGNGACGGGATGGGGGCGGTTCCGCTCACCGAGACCGACCGCGACTCGCTGGCGGGAGAGGACTACCTNATCAACCGCCGGGTTTTCATCCTGCACCCGCGCGGTGTGAAGTGGACGGAGGCCAACGTCAGCGGTGCGTTCCCGACCAATGCGGAACTCGCCGATCCCAACAACTGGCAGAGNGTGTACGAACCCAAGGCCATCCGTATCGTTGCCTTTAGGCACAGGGTGGCGTAAGCCATGGGCTTGACNGGCTTCAACCTNCGCAGGCGACAGCTTGCGGAGCAAAAAGCGGCGGGGGAGGCGTCCAANGCGACGCNTCCTTCGNCGCCCCGAGAGCGGGNACGCAAAGGGGCGAGGCGCAAAGGCGGTGAGAAGGAATGAGCAAGGATGGCCTGCTCAAATACCTAGGAGCTGATGGCGAAGTCGTCTACGTCTCCCCTAGCAACCCGATTCCGACGGCGGGTGGCGGCGGAGGAGGTGGCGGCGGTATGGATTTTCTGCATGGAGACACCGATCCCACGGGGGCGTTGGGCAAAGAAGGCGATGTCTATCTCAACACCTCCAGCGGCGATCTGTTTCGCAAGGAGAATGGCAGCTGGACCCTGCTCATGAATTTGATCGGCCCGCAGGGGCCGCAAGGGCAGCAAGGACAACAGGGGCCACCTGGTGCCGATGGGCGAGGCGTCGCGGACATCACGTACGATGGTGACGCGAACGAACTCGTGTTTGAAATGACGGACAGCACGGAGATCCGCATTCCGTGGCCGACTCCGTGACGGGGGGTGTAGGCCATGGCATACGCGACGGAGCAAGACCTCGCCGACTACCTCGGCGTATCGATGGCGGACCTCCCCGCTGACGCTGAGCGCCTGCTACAGAGAGCAAGCGAAGAGATCGACTACTGGACGCTGGGGCGCGCCTCGGAAGGTGAGGCGACGAAGCTGGCGACGTGCGCACAGGTCGAGTGGTGGCTTCAGCTGCGGGATACGCTGGGCACCGATCTGGCGGGGCTCGACAACCTCCGGTCTGTCTCACTCGGTAAGTGGTCCATGACATTCGGCGACGGAGCCAGTGGAGGTGGCGGCATGCGCGGCCTCGCGCCGAGGGCGCGTCAGTAC